AGGATTAGGAGTGTTAGGTTGGCATACATTACTGCAGAATGAAAGAATTCCTTTTGCATCTATTAGAGCTACTTCACTAACACATCAGATCTTCTCAGATATTAAAACAAAAGCTGAGGCAGCTTCTAGAAAGCTTGCCGATGAGTACGGAGAGCCAGTATGGTGTAGAGGAACAGGAATGAGAAACACTCACCTGCTGGCTGTCGCTCCTACTGTATCTAACAGTACCATAACTGGAGGAGTATCTGCTGGTATTGAACCAATTCCTGCTAACGTCTATACGTTTAATTCCGCTAAAGGTACATTTATTCGTAAAAACTCTGCTCTAGAAATTTATCTTGAAGAAAGAGGTGCTAATACAGAAGAAGTTTGGGATCAAATCATGAAAGATAGAGGTAGTATTGCTAACCTGCCAGAGGATGTTATGCCAGCCGAAGATAAACCCATCTTCTTAACGTTTGCAGAAATTAACCAACTACAACTTGTAGAACAAGCTGCTGCTAGACAGAAATACATTGACCAAACTCAATCACTTAACTTAGCTTTTGACCCAACTGATAGTCCTAAGTTTATTAACGAAGTACACCAAACTGCTTGGAGATTAGGAGTAAAAACTTTATATTACTTAAGAACAGATTCAGTGATAAACGGAGATATAGGTAGTAGAACATCTACAGATTGCCTGTCCTGTGATGGATGATATTTATAATATATGTCTAAATTAGTTAATTTAAAAGCGACAAAGTTAGGGGACGAGATAACATTAGTAGATCTCTACCATACTAGCGTACAGCCGGAAAATCTTATATCAGCAAGTTTTTCTGCTTCTCTCTTACTAAATTCCGGTGCCAGTTTTGTAGTAGACGATACTGTATCTAATTTTTTGGCAGTGGTTAGTCATTACTCTGGTTCTACTTGTTTCGGTAAAACTGGTAGCCTTACTATGGGAGTTTACAATCCTATTACTAGATGGTTATACTTTTTTACTTCTGGTAGTGATGAAGGTGGTTCTATAAGCATGTCATATCCTTTTGCAATTGCTTCAACTACGTCTTCATTTACTGCTTCTGTTAACTTTAACGATTATGCAACTGCTACTGTTACTGCCACAGGAGGAACAGGTTTTGATGATAGATTTGAAGGCTGGTATTATTCATCTACTAGTTCTTACGCATTTTCTACAGGATCTACACTAACTTTAACTAACACTACTTTTACAGGTTCAGATAAAATCTATGCATGGTTTAAAGATATAGAGTTAGTAAACGGCTGGGCATTTACAGCTGGTGAATATACAAGTGGAAGCACAACATTTACAGGTATACATAAAGGAACTTTATTGACTGAATGTGCGTATTCACAATCAGTATCTCAATCTACTTCACAATCAGTATCCCAATCAGTTTCACAGTCGTTATTTGAATCTTCTTCTTTAATTTACTCTTCTTCTTTATCGCAGTCGATTTCAACATCAATATCTGATAGTATTTCATCTCAATCGATATCTCAGTCAGTTTCTCAATCATCTTCTGAATCGATTTCACAGTCAATATCACAGTCAGCTTTAGATACATTTTCTTCTTCTCTATTTTCTACTTTTTCCTCATCTATTTCTTGTAGCTTAATATCAGATGAAGATCACGGTACTGAAGTTTCTCCTACTACGGACACTACAGTTCTTCCCGGGACTAATACTTATTTTTTAAATTCACAGTATTACCTAAAAGGAGCAGGAATTGACGGGTTAGGTAATGCTTCCAACTTAGCTCTCACTCAATTTGATTCTGCATCGAATGGAGATATTACTATAGGAATAGTTAACACATCAGGAACAGGTAACCCTGGTAGCGGTTCGCTAAGCGGATCTATTTACGGTTCTGACGGTACGTCTGGTTCTTGGGAAGTTATTTACTCTTCTAGTACATCGTACGTAGATCAGAACGGCACTGGTTCTACTATAACACCAGAGGCTACTGGGTTTGTAACTATGTCCGGTTTAAATATTTCCTCTAGTGTGACTTATAGACTTTTTAACTCATAAGTTGGATATCGTACTTTTTTTTTTTTTTTTTTTATAAAATAAGTTACATGTCAAAAACATCAAATAAACAAAGACACGTACAGCTACTAGAGTGGCTTCCTACTCTCAAATCCGTGAGGAAAAAGATGAGTAGAAATAAACCTGCTAGCGGAAAAAGATTTTCAAAATTCGATCATTACAAGAAAACAAGAGAACGTTATGGCTCAAAAGAAAGTAATTAAGTTTTACGCAACATGGTGTGGTCCATGTAAAGTATACGGAAAGGTTTGGGATAAAGTAATCCCTACTTATGAAGACCAGCTACAATTTGAAAATGTAGATATAGATAATGACACTTCAGGACTGGCTAATTTTTATAAAATTGATTCTGTACCTACCACAGTATTAATTCGAGAAGATGGTTCTGAGCTTAAAAAAGAAGGTAGATTATCTAAAGAAGAATTAACTGAATTAATTTTATCATAAATGTTACGCAATCCAGATTCAATACCTTCAAGTGATACAGTAATTAAAGATCCGGTTATGGATCCGTTTTTTGTTACCCGTTCACAAACTGGAGGTTATACAGTTTTCGAAAATGTTATTAAAGGTGAAAATAACACTAAGTACATAAAAACAATTAGTTACCCTTCTAATTTTGGCAATGCACTAAAGACTATTGCTAGAGAAAAACTTAATGAAGAAGGTAAAACATACGATTTAAAAAGTTATGTAGACCGTTGGGAAGATGTAAAAACTTCCTTAACTTCTATTTTAGAATAGCGTTTGCCTATACGCTTTATAATACCTGGCAAATTTAATATTATATAAAATGGCAAAAAACGTCGTAATCAGTCTTTCAGGAGGGATGGACTCCTCTACTTTATTACTTAGGTGTTTATCTGAGTATGATAATGTAACTGCAATATCTTTTGATTACGGTCAAAAGCATAGAGTAGAACTTGAAAGAGCTCAATCATTAGTTGATTATTTAAACGCTAATGGTCAGAGTATCAAGTATCAAGTTATCAAACTTGACGGATTAGTTAATTTACTAAACTCAGCTTTAGTAACTGGAGGTGATGATGTACCGGAAGGTCATTATGAAGAAGATAACATGAAAGCTACTGTAGTACCTAATAGAAACAAGATCTTTGCTTCTTTAGTTCAAGCAGTTGCTCTATCTGAAGCTAATGCTAATGGAAATGATACCGATATTGCATTAGGTATTCATGCCGGAGATCATGCTATCTACCCAGACTGTAGACAAGAGTTTAGAGATGCAGACGATGCTGCCTTTAGAATAGGTAACTGGGAGGCTGATAAAGTAGGGTATTTTACTCCTTACTTAGATACAGATAAACTTGGAATATTGAAAGATGGACAGAAATTGGTTGAGGAGCTCGGAGTTACGTTTAATGATATTTACAAACGTACTAATACATCTTATAAGCCATATCCTAGCGGCAACAGTGACTATAAATCAGCGTCATCTGTCGAACGCATTGAAGCTTTTATCGCACTCGGTGTGGACGATCCTGTACAATATGAGGACGAAACTGGACCGGTTGAATATGGTGTTGCGAGGGCTCACGTAGAAAAACTACTTAAAGAACACGCAGCATGAAAAAGTTTTTAATTGTTTTTTCATTATTGGTTAGTTCTCTTGCTTTCGGGCAAGAGGACATTCCAGTAAGTTTGTTTGGAATATATGCAAACGGTGATGGAGAAGTATTACAGATTGATAGAGATTTAGATCAAGCAGTTTTTCAGCGTAGATCTAAATACAAAATTGAGGCAGTTGGTACCATTAAGATGGTAAACGGTGAACTACATATTATAAGAGCTGATAAAAAAGATGAGTATAGTTTAGCTTTCTTTATTGGTAACGAAAACATAGTAATTTACAAACCAAGGTCTAACTCAGCCTGGTTGTGGACTAGAATTCAATGAGATATGTCTTGTAGGACTTTAATTGTAGGTACACCACGTTCTGGCACCAGTTCTTTACTTAGAGCTTTTGGTGCCAGTAATGGTTTTAAACGTTACGGTGAACCGTGGAACCATTGGTTGTCTGAAAAAGTACTTCCTTTTCCATATGAATTTGAGAAAAACTGTAATGTAAAGACCCTTATACATACACTGCCTAAAGAATTTATTAACAAACCATTAACTGAGTTTTACGATAATCTTCTCCCAGAATTTGATAACGTTATTCTTCTTGGTAGACGAAATTTCAAAGAACAACTAGAAAGCTACACTTACCAGTTAGAAAAAGACAAACTTATAAAAGAACGTCCTAAAGTATTATGGCAAAAAACTTATGCTGTTGATATTGAACTTCCTGTGGATAATTATGCTGAAGAGTTGCAAACACTTAGAGATTTATTGGAAGAACTATCAAAATCTACTGGTATTCCTTTAACCTGGTATGAAGATATCTTCACCGAAGATAGTAGTAAATTAGACAAATTTGTCAACAAGTTTAAAGGTATTTATAATAAACAGGCATTCTTTGATAAGCTTAACCCTCAGCATCGTTTGAGAAAAAATAGTATGCCATTAATATAATGTCAAAAGAGAGATTTTACTGCACTATTCCGTTTAACTATTCTGAAGTTTTTGAGAACAGACATTATCTTTGTTGTCCCGGTTGGTTAACTGAAAGTGTATACTCTTCTGGTAATATTCAAAAAGACTTCTTTAATGAAAAATCTAACTCCATTCGGAGTACTATTTTAGATGGAAGCTATAAATATTGTAGTTCCACCCAATGCCCACACCTTTCAGCAATCGAAAAAGGTAAGCATATAGACGGAAGGTTTGTACGTAAAAACGATGCTAATAGAGATTTCTTATTAAGAAATACTAAACTCACAAACATTAATCTCTGTTTTGATGAGAGCTGTAATTATAAGTGTCCATCTTGCAGATTAGATTTTATTAATTTTAAAGGTAGTAAGTTAGTTAAAGTAGAGGATAAGTTAAAACAAGTAGAGGAAGAACTTGCCCCCTATCTACAGAAAATTACAGTTACAGGAGGCGGCGACCCATTTTTTTCTAATAGTTTTCGTAAATTTTTGCTTAGATTTAATCCTAAAATTTTTCCTAAGTTAAAAAATATACATTTACTTACTAATGGTAGTTTGTGGACTGAATCTTTATGGAAAAAGTTAACAAATATTCACCCGTATGTTGAGACTTGCGAAATATCCATAGATGCAGCGTCTAAGGAGACTTATGAAAATAAAGTTAGATTAGGAGGAGATTGGAATAAATTATTAGAGAATCTTAATTTTATCACTAGTATACCGACTATCAAAAGCTTCACTTTTTCTTTTGTTACGCAGGATTCTAATTTTAAAGAAATGATAAATTTCTGTAAATTATTCAATACTAATAAAAATTTAGAAGATAAGAATTATACTATATTCTTCAATAGAATTACTAATTGGGGTACCTTCTCAGAAGCAGATTTTAAATTTAAAGACGTAAGTAATCCCGAACATAAAAAACATACTGAATTTCTTGAAATACTTAATGAGGTGGCTGTTCAACCTAACGTACTTCATAACTTTGATAATTTAATAGATGTTAAAAAGTCTTTGATATGAACGTTTATAATGCAAATACTAAATTGTTTAACAACTCAGAGTTATTAGAAATTGATAAATTATGGGATGAAGGAAATATTGTTGAAAAACACCAGTATAGTGATAGATATTATAAAAATAGCATCGTTAATAATTCCAGTAGTAAAAAAGTAATATCTAAACTTGTGAAATGGTTTAATTCCTTAGATATAGACGAAATTGTCAATGAACCTACAGATTTAATATTACATCGTTTTTCCGAAGGCTCGTTTTTTAATAGACATACTGATAATCAAGTTAGAAACGGTAATTTAAGGAAATATCTAGTAGGTATAAGTTTGAACGATAATTACGCTGGTGGTAAATTTATTACTTTTAATCCTAATAAGTTAAGAGTTGGAAAATACCCAGGTGTTCCCTACGTTTTAGATAGTAGAGTAGAACATAAAGTTACTGAAGTAAAAGAAGGAATTAGAAAGTCTGCTTTTATATTTATTTTTGATAAACATTTAAAAAAATCTATACTGTTATGATATTTTGGTTTACTGGTCAGCCTTCCCATGGCAAAACAGTACTAGCAAAAAAGTTATTTGAAGCTAAACTTTTAGATTACCACATAGATGGAGATGACTTAAGAGCTCTTACTAATAATAAAAACTACGGTATTGAAGGAAGAGTTTCTAACGTAGCAACAGCTCAAAAAATCGCTTTATATTTACATAATCAAGGTGAAGATGTAGTAGTTTCTTTAGTATCTCCTTATTTAGATCAAAGAGAGGAATTTAAAGAATTAGTAGGGCTTGAGAATATTGTAGAGTTTTACGTACATACTACTGAACCTCGAGAACGAGATCATTTTGCAGTAGAAGGTTATCAATCTCCTCGTGAAAATTTTGTAGATATTGACACCACAGAAGATACACCAGAACAATCATTTAAAAAAATATTAGATGCAATATAGTTTATTTATAGGAAGATGGCAACCTTTACATATAGGACATATGTGGTTGTTTGAAGAAAGATTAAAAGAAGGTAAAAACGTTTGTATAGCAATTCGAGATGTAGAACCAAGTGAAAACCAACCTTGGACAGCTGAAGAAGTAAAAGCAAACGTTGAAAAAGAATATAAAACTCTTATAGAAAAAGGTAGAGTAAAAGTTATAATCATACCAGATATCGAATCAGTGAATTACGGTAGAGGAGTAGGGTACGAAGTTATAGAACACGTACCTCCTAAAAATATAGAGGAAGTCTCCGCTACTAAAATTAGAGAGCAGATGAGAAAAGATGGTAAGATATAAAACGACATATTGCTAAAACTATAACCTGGAGAATTATATGATAGTAATACAAGATAACTTCCTTACAGAAAAAGAGATATGTAAACTTCTTGATTTATGGGATGATAAATTAGGTCGTTTTGCATCTGATGCCATTGCATTTTATGGTATAGACCTAAAAAGATTAGATGTAGATATTAGCTTTTTACACAATAATGCTTTTGTAAAAGAAAAAATACATAAATTGAGATTACAGAAATATAATGAGAGTTTTGAGCAGATATCAGACTATCACGGTCACGAAAATACCCATAATTACATTATGTTTTTAAATGATAATTTTGAAGGAGGGGAATTAGAGTTTGAGAATGGTGTAACAATTTTACCTAAAGCAGGGTCTCTTGTGTATTTCAATAACAACGAAAAGCATAGAGTACATCCCTGTATCGGTAACAGATATATTTTTACAGCATTAGGAGATTATGAACTTAATATAAAATACAAACAAAAAGAAAAAACACATTTAATTTAGCGGTACAATATAAAAGACATATTGCTAAAACTATAACTTGGACAAACAAATGACACCTTTACTTGAATATAGAAAATCAGTTTATTCTCAATTCGGTGAAGAAGGTATCTTAGAGTTCCTTATTAATAAATTACAGCTAAAAAACTTACAGATCTGTGAATTTGGAATGAATGAAAAGAGAAATTCTAATACATTCTACTTTATTGAAAACTATAGTAGCTTTGGTGTATATATAGAAAAAAGATCTAATAAGATCACATCATTAAGTAGGTCTAACACTCTAATAATAAATAAAGAAATAGAACTTACAGGAGAAAATAGTTTAGATTCTATTCTTACCAATACTCACCTTAGCAAAGATTTTGATATACTTTCTATAGATGTTGATAATCAAGATTACCATATTTGGAACAGTCTTACCTACTATGAACCTAAAATAGTAATTATAGAAATAAATCCATTTATAGAACCAGATGTAGAATATATAAACGAAGGTAGACGTTTTAGCAGTAGTTTCTTATCTAACATAAAATTAGGTGAAAAAAAGGGATATAAGTTAGTTTGTATGACTGGCAATTTAATTTTTGTTAAAAGGTATTTATTAGAAAATACTAATTTAAGTTACCTATTGAATATTAAAGAAAAATCATTATACTTAAGTGATGCTTTTTTGGAACCAGATAATAATAGGAAATTTAATTTCAGAAGATACATTACACCGACTAGAATTTTATGATTAAACTTGGAATTTCTGCTTTTTATCACGACTCAGCTGCTTGTATAGTTGTTGACGGTAGAGTAATAGCCGCAGCAGAGGAAGAAAGATTTACAGGTTTAAAACATGATCATAGTTTTCCGGTAAATGCCATTAAATGGTGCTTATCAGAAGCTAGAATAGACATAACTAAAATAGATAAAGTTTACTGGTATGAAGACCCGAGAGAAAAAGAAGATAGAGTCAGGCAAACGTTTAGTAAAAGGCCCATTAGAACGTTTTTTATCAACAGGAAGTTTCAAAAATCCCAACACACCCAATCTCCGAAGAATCTTCTCCAATCTATGGGCTACACCGGCCCAATTAGTTATATCAGTCACCATAGGAGCCACGCTGCTTTTAGTTATTACACTAGCCCTTATATTGATTCAGCGATACTCACTATCGACGGTGTTGGAGAGTGGGAAACAATTTCTATCTCAATAGGCACAGGATCTGATATAAAAAAACTCTACAGT